CAATATTCATTAATGGCAAATAACTTATACTACTTTTGAATAGTAGTTAACTTATACTACTTTTGAATAGTAGTGTTGATGGAAATAGTGGTTAGTTTTTCCGTCAAGGCGGGGAGTGTTGGTCGTCATTTCTAATCTCGGTTGAGGGTCTCTCTTATCCACGGCACCGCGTCTTCTAAGGCCGAGACTATGGTTGATAGAACTTTTGCTCCCTTTGCTAATTCATCCCTTAGCCTCTTGACCTCGGCCTGTGTTTTCAGTTGGTTGGCGAGCGAGTGGGAGAGTTGTTTTTCAAGAAAAACTTTCCAGTGGTCATGGATTTCTTGGTTAATAGTTGCTTTGAGTTGGTCTAGTTCGTCTTCTGCTTTTTCTAGCCGTTCCTCCACAGGACAGACTTCTCCGTATTCGTGCTGATCTCGCTTTGAGTGATGAAGTTCACGGCAAGCGCGACTACCTCCACTCCTCAAGACATCCGCAATTTCTATGGCTCGGCATAGTTTAGCTTTCAGCCTCTCAACCTCGGCCTCATGCTTGCCTTGGGAATGCTCTGCTTCGTATGCTTTTGCTTTCCAAAACTCGACCTCGGCCTCTGCTTTCTCGGCTCGTCCGTACCCGTTTTCAACCAGCGACCTCGCTAGGCACAGCGTATCCATGCGAGAATTTCGGTCGTAGTGATTGAGAATATAATCTGCATACTGGTTGGCATCCATTCGTGGCGTGTCGGTGGTGGTCATTGATAGATAAACTTCAGGGCTTGCTTTTCATTGAAGCCTTCATTGTGAATGGCTTTGGATAGGAAGTTCCTCATGTCTGCGTTAATTACTTTCAACCGCTCGACCTCGGCCTCTGCTTTCTCGGCTCGTTCTCTCCACTCAGCGTGTTTTCTGTATTGAGCAACAAGCTGGAGATCATTATGGAACCCAACAATACAGCGAGGGCAGTAGCATTTAACTAGAGTCACGGCATCGGTTCGTGGTGTGTCGGTGGTGGTCATTTTAATTTCCATATTCTCGCAACCCTGCTTGGCAGAGTTCTTCATTTATTTTTATTAGCGATGCTTCCGCTTTTTCTGCCCTAGCTTTGAAATTCTCGCTTCTCTTGTCGCCAAGTTCAGCGGCTTCAATGACCATTTTCTTCAGCCTCTCAACCTCGGCTTCGGCTTTCTCGGCTCGTCGTTCTAGCTCATTAAGGGTGTCTCTAACTTCAACAGCCTCTCGTAGGTTGTTTAAGTGATACCCCGTATTAAAATCCTTGGGGCCGTCTGTGCGTCTCAATCGAGCCATATCGTAGTAACTAGGATCGCTAAAGCATTCCCATGCATCGGTTCGCGGTGTGTCGGTGGTTGATTTATTCATTTCCAAAATTAAAAACCCAAGCTGGTAAAAAGAAAAGAAAAAAATCGGAGGAAGATCAGGTCGCTAGTGTCCGATACCGCACCCCTAGTAAACTAGCGTTAGCCTCTCGACGCACCCCCTCATTGCTCCCTCCGATTATAATGCTCCAACTGAGTCCTTTCGGCGTGTCAATCAGAGCAGTGGTTCACCTAAGATCCCCACAGAAACCAAGATTCTGCATCCAGTAAATTAATGGAAGGGAAGAGTTGCCTTGGTGTATTTACAAATCCTATGCACTTCTCAACATCTGTCAAGGAATTGGCTACACCCCACCAAAGGGTATAGGCTAATAAATATCTTTCTAAATTAGAGTATGGGCTTATTTTTTCCGAGGACGGCCCCTGGATTTTGAGGGAGCAGTTTGTTGAGATAAAGCAACCCTGCCATAGATTGTTTTTTTAGCCACATCCTCTGGCAAGTTATAAATGAATGCCCTCAACCTCATCCGTTGCTCTGGATTTATAACCCCGGCAAGCACACTAAAGTCCTCACCCTTGGTTGCTAATCGCTTCGCTTCCTCAAATGCTTCATCTTGTAATTTCATTTATAAATAAAAATGCTTGTATTTAGAAAAAATTCGTCTAGTGCTTGCAATGTATGAAAAACATATTCTCCAAGAACAACCTTGAAAAGGCTTGTGATGAGTGTGGTGGAACTGGAAGTGATTGGTATGATGACGGCTTGGGTGAACCATGCTGGAAATGCCAAGGCACAGGCCATGTAGCTACCGACGAGGGTAAGGCTATCCTCCAACTCATTGCACACCATCAGGGTAGTATCTTGCAATACGCATAATTACTTTTCTTGTCTTCTCCAGCGGTCACGCCAAAGGAGATCGGCTAGACGATTAGCATAAGCTCTTACTTTCAATTCTGGAAGGTTAGGGTCAAGGATGTGTATCCCTTCATGTAAAACAATATTGAGTCGTTTTTTGCTTTTTAACCTTGGATCTATTTCAATTAGTTTGTCAGCGAATATAGCCTGACCATCATTTCGTTCTCTTCCTAGCTTCCTATCTTCTATTTTAATACGCCCTGATAATTTCATCAGGTATTTTGTAGAGATTTAGATTTGTATTTGCACTTCCACACATACACCTGATTGTTTTCATTTCTAAATCACCTTTTTTAAAGGCACGTTTTAAACGCTTTGATGCAGCATCTTCAGAGATATTTTGATGCTGTGCCATTCGTTTAACAGTAACCCATTCCGTATTATCAAAATCCTCTTCTTTTGGAACATCTAATCCCATTGTTTTACCAATAGTATCAAGTATGCTCTTTCTTAAATCAGCCGAGGATGGGTTTATTTTCTTTTGGTTCATATTGGATTATCTTGGTTGCTGGTAATTCTCCTTTATCACACCCACTCCAATCTATAATGCCTACGCCGGGACGGCATATTGAATCACCTACTACCTTGTGGGCATATTTGGTCAGCAACTGCCAAGCTGGAGTTACCATAAAGATTCCAGATCCATCATTAAAGATTCCTCCCGTGTGTCGATGGCCTCGTAAATATATCTTTGGAACCCTATGACCAACACGGGAGTAATTCTGGCGAGCGTTGCCCATCGTTATAGACATGGCTCCTGCTTCAAGGTATGCCCTAGAACTCGTCGGCATGTGGTGGGCAATATCAATGAGCGTTCCATTGATTTCAAGCAACCCCTTGTCACCTAGCCAAGTTGCTCCTATTTCTCTGGCAATCATCTTTTCCCAATCACCCACATGGCATTCAGTTCCAGCAGTCATATAAACCGCACAAGCCATTTTAGCTAGTGGTCGCAAACACTCAATAGCCGCAAGGGTGTGATCCAGGTTAAGAGCAGCAACAATTTCAGATGAACCATGATGGCGACCTTCGATACAATCGCCGTTGATGATCAAAGCAAATGGGGTGTCTCGGAAATGTTCTTTGATCTTTTTGTCTTTATCTTTCCAACATTGCCATAGCCATTGCTGGTGAAGATTGTTTCCTAATCCTATTGTGTTTCCTGTAGATGTCTCATGACCATCAGGCCACAACCCAACAGTAGAACCACAATGGAGGTCACTTACAATGACAGCTCCAATTGGCTTTTGTTTTTTAGTCATTTGATTGGTGGGAATATGGTTTAGGAGGATGACTTGATGACAACTCTTTAAGGATCGTTGCAGCATCCCTCAAGGATACTTCTTCCTCTTCCATCATCTCTGCAAGCGTCTGCATAGATTTGAGACGTTTAATCAAGTGGTGATTATAACTAATCAGATCCAGTTGTTCATCCCTCAAGTTCTCTGCATACCATCCAGCACCAGCAGTCCAGAATTGGGTCTTATGCTCTTCTTGCCCAACCTTATATTTCTTTAAACCACTAGAACCAGCCTTTGACCAAATTTCAAAAGCATCTTGTTCAGCGTTCATTGTAGTTATTACTTTTTCCACTTTGCCGCATTAGCCGCAAAGGTTGCCATTTTTCTAACAGCGGGAGATTTGCTGTGTTTTAATTCAGCAGTTGTTTTGCCAGTCTTTTTTTTAACAGCCGTAAATCTACCCTTGTGACTTTCTTTAATATGAATGCCGCTTTTATTCATTGGTTTGTTTGGTTGAGAATCTATTCCAGATCCGATTAGGCTTGATGTAACCCAGAACATTGCAGACATGGCAAGGACTTTTATTGCCATCCTTAAAATCAGACAAGCATTCTGGACAGTAACCATTCCAGTAGGCAATGCCACCTACAAACCATTTTAACAGGGAAAGCATCTGGTAGGTAATTATGGTTTACGACTGATTACAAGTCAATAATAACCACATGACCTAAAAAGTACAACAAACCCCCCTACCCCCCACAAAAGATTTGCTGGCGAAAAATCGCTACCCTCCAAAATTGAGGGCAGAACATTTTTCTCCTAGCATTCGGGTAAGGAGTTTTGGTTCTCCAAAGCCGATTTCTTGGATCATGTGGTACGCATTCACACCCATCCTCAATCTTTCGATGGGAATGAAATTATCAATAATGATAATCTCGTCAAGTTAAAATCCATCATCATCTGTTCCCTTGCCTCCGTATCCCCATTCATCATCTTCTATTTGTTCTTGAGATGTTGTCTTGCTATGGATCAATCGGTTTTCCCAATCGCTGATTTCTTGGATGTCTAATGAAACTGTTTCTTCCTCAAATGCAAATTCCAGTCCAGCCTTGCGGAGCATCTGGACAGCATAGGTAAATGAGTCAGCCAAATCGGGCGACTTCTTTAAACGATGCTTCATGTCAAGTTTCTTTTCAACTGCTACCTTTCTACCCTTGTGGGTATAAAGACGGCTACAAAGCTCATTCACGACCTTGGAATGGGCATCTACGTCAATACCAACAAGAGACCTAGTAGAGAATGCCGTGTGGACTGCAAACCAGTATTCGGTGACAAGCCTGTCGTATGCTTCCTTGCAAGTACGCTGATCCAGGTTACTGATCTTTCTATCGGTAGGCATACCCATTGAGGAGATGGGAAATACAAACATAGCCTCTGGATGGAACTTACTCCATTCGATAATGATTGCCCTCATCATCTTTCCACCATCACCAGAGATATCCAATCCAAAATCCCGTGGATGGACACCGAACTCAATGCAATCTTTCACCAACTGCATGGCTATTGATTCCTCAAAGACATCACCTACTGATGAGCTATATTCTCTTGTTCCAAGATAGAATCCTATGTTTCTGCCAGTATCATTCTGACCCATACGGCAAAAGGTAGCGGCACATCTATCTCCACCAGCCGTGAATGCAGGGTCAAAGCCACATACAACCTTTGTTCTGCCACTCCAAACGGGTTCATAATTTAAATTGCATCCTTGGATAAAGGCTTTGGAGAAGATCGTAAGTTCTACAGATGAGTCAGGCCACCATCCATAGACATTTCGCCAGTATTCTAGTGCATTTTTGTTCCCATAACACCGCTTTAGGGTAGCTTCTTCTCCTTGGATAGTAAGGAAACGATCAAATGGGGGTATTTCCGCATCTGGAAGTTTAAAGTTTGGGCTATCTTCTCCCGAAAGGTGGAGAGCAACGCCAGTACGAGTCTTCCATTTCTTTGTATATCGGGTAACAGAGTCCCATTCCATAGGATCATCTGGTTGACAAAGTTCGGTATGGGGATTGTTTGCAGTAGCGGCAGGGTTTGCCATCCCACCAAAGATAAAGTCTGGATTTGCTCCAAGGTTTACCCTGGTATCCAATGCATAGAGATCCATTTCAGCCAACTCATCCAAGAATAGCCTCATTCTGGCATTTTTTCGTCCTCTTGTGTTCTCTACCGCCCGTTTTCCCTCACCACCTTTAGGAAAAGCCAATGCTTTGATGGCATTTGTGTAGTCTCGTTCCGTATCACGGGTATCAATAGACTCAAAAACAATCATTCGTCGGTATTCAACAAGGTTTCCAATGGTTGCAGTCTTGTTTTGGGCTTGAATATTACGCATTGCAATCCTGTAAAGAGTGCAAACTTTACCCCATAATCGGTCTTCAGAGGCATCCAAAGAGGTAGATGCAACATACGTTGAGGTAACAGTTGGTGCAGAAATCCAATCCATGACGATACAAGCGGCTACAGAAAAGGTTTTTCCACTGGATGCACACCCTGCAATGCCCCAATCATTCTCATTACAAAACAAATCAATAATATCTAGGGCATAATTATTAGGGATTCCTTGCGAATGCAGTAACACATCGTTGCCATAAATAAGATTAAAACAATTAATCATATGTTGGGCAGGATTCTTTAGGTCAGTATCCTCTATTCGGATGCCTCGTTTAATCCTTTCACGCCTACCAAACTCCCCACGGGTCAATGCATAAGCTGTAAGCTCACGAACAAATTGTGGAACACTCTCCAAATAGGGAATGCCATATGTGGTGTCTTTTGGTGCATCCAATACCAATCCGTTATATTCCATGTTTAAAAACTATTGACTTATTTTAAAAATAAATACAAGCATAAGCATTACATGAGACTAAAAGACCGCAACGGCCCAATACCAAGTGGACTCTGGTATGAGTATAGCGATGACAAAGGAACTAAATATCGTGTCAATGGAATGGACATGACATATGGTTATCAATTCTCAAATCGTGTTAAAGACGATATGAAGAATAACAATGTGGAAGTACCAGATAATTTAGATTACTTGATNGAACAACAAATCTGTGGCAGAATNCCTGGTCAATACTGTTGGCAAGAAGCTGGCGATAAGGTAGCTAATGTAATTCATACGTTTGCNAACCTTGGTGATCGTGTTGCGGCAACACTTGGGGTTCAAACAAACCTTGAGCAAGCCGCAAGGGGTTGCACCGCTTGTCAGAAACGCAGACAAGCAATGAATCAAACACTAGGTTAAAATGGCAAAAACTAAAAAAATTGTAAATCGTGAGGGTGTCTCCAGTTGGGGGTTTAATACCATCAACTCAAATGGCGTAGCTCCCACTAGCCGAGTTCAAACGGCAAATGATGCGTTTACAATTTGTTGGAATCTTCGNTTAGATAATGCTGGTCGTGAACGTAAGTGGGGACGTATTTACAAATGTTATAAAGGATTCCCACCTACTGATTATAGTCAGGTAGCCTCTCGTCAGCTTTCTGGAATGAGCAATGTGCCATTCCGTCAGATGAAGTTT